GGCAGGCACACTTGAGCCAGCGGCCCCGTAGCCGGCCCACCACGTCACGCTAATGGCGTTGTCATCCATGAGATGCGGCGGCCACGTCTGGCCGTACAAAGTCTTCACCGCCCCTGGCGTGCTGCTACGGTCCACGCGGTAACTGGCTGTGGAGTAGGTGGCTGTCGTGCCGTTCTCGTAGGTGAACGTCAGGGCCACTGCTGTGGTCGTGCCGGCCGTCGCCATGGGCGGCCGTGGCAGTTCAATGTCGTGGGTGCCGTCTGGCGGGAACGAGTCGAACCGCATCACCCACTGCGTATTCACCAGCGTGCGATCTAGGTACTGTTCGCACCACTCGCGGGCTGCCGTGATCAGCGTGCCGATGTAGGCGTCATCGCCACTGGTATCAACCCGCAGATGGGCCTTGGCTTCCGCGAGCGTGACGGGCTCAACGGCTGGCGGCGTCTGTCGAGTCAGGCTTCGATACTGCACGGCGGCCTCTCCTCTTCGGCGTGGCGTCTGCGGTTTCTACGTCGTGCTCAAGGGCAGCCGTTTCGATCAGCGTCGGCTGGTTGTCTTCTACAGCGACACGCTGAGCGAGCAGCTGCGTGGTGATCCCGCCAGGAAGCTCAGCCACTTGCCCCTTGCGGTAACCACGCCACGCGCGGGTAAACATGATTTTCGGCATCAGCCCACACTCCATGCAGATTCTGGCGGCTTGCCCGTGTTCGTGAACTCAGTAGTCCACTGAAAAACAGGGGCAGTAAGGTTCTTGCCGGGCCACGTCACGACGTACTCACCGTGGCCCAAAACAACACGCGGCGAGACGAAGACGCGGTTGCCGCTGTCTCGCCAGGTTTTCCAAAACGCAATGTCAGAATCAATTCTGCCGTCACCCCACGAGCCTTGCGGGTCTGGCTTGCTCCAGAACCACGGCTTCTTTGTTCGCTTAAGAGCCGCCGTGCTGATGACGGTACAGCCGAAATGGGCGGTATCCACTTCCTGCACGGGCTCGGCAAACCATTCCTTTGGCACCTGCGTGTGCCCATCATCTGGCGGATTGTCCAGCGTGCCTTTAAGCGTCAGCATCGGGCGGCCGTCTTCACGCTTGGTCTGCATGCCAGTGATGGCGTCGCACTGAAACGTCATGGCCATCGCGAACAGCTGCTCAACGTCCTGCTTGGTGAAAAACGTGTCGTAGTCGATGGCGAGGAGGTACTCGCACGAGTCAATGAACTGCTCCATCACGCGGGTATTTACTTGATCCCAGAACGCACCCGTGCCCATGGTGGGGCGAATGCCGAGCGGCATCAGGGCCTGGGCCCAGGCGAAGTGGTTGGCCGTAAACGAGAGCCGTGGCATGGAGAGCACGGCTTCCACTCGGATGTCAACTTCGGTGCCACCTACCTTGACGAGCATGGTGCCTCAAAGAAAGAGAGCGGGCGGCCCCGTCGTGGAAGCCGCCCGCTCAAGATTGCACACTCGTCAAGCCGTCAGGCTCACGCACCAACGAGGCCGATCATCGGGCCGGCCACGGTGTCGGTGCCCAGGTTCGCGTGCGTGATGGCAACGCGAGCCACTGCCCGAATCACGGTCTGGTCCGACAGGAAGTTCACCTGATCGCTGCTGGCGATCTCGATGGCCTGGCGGATGCCGTAGTAGGAACTGTTGGCCATGTTGCCGTACAGCGCCATGATGGCACCCGTCGAGTCCGCACCGGCCGGCAGGCGGTCGGTGAGGACGACTTCCGAGCCGAGGAACGTCGGACCCATGCCCTGCGACAGACCAACCGAACCGCCCTGGGCCAAGTCAAGGTTCTGCATGCACGCCGCGAAGAAGAACGGCGAGCAGAACCACTTGGCACCGGCACGTGAGTGCTGCGGAACCCTGGCCATCATGGCCAGCAGGTTGGCCTTGGTAACCTCGTCGGGCGTGTCACCGGCAGCCGTCACGAGCGAGGCGGCATAGGTGGCAGCAGACGCCGCCAGCAGGCCACCCGTGTAGGTCGTGACGAGCCCGGCAACCGCTGGGGCGTTGCTGGGGTTGCCGCTCCACGCAGCCTCTTCCACGGCGTTGCTGAGCGTCAGGGCGAGCTCAGCAGCGATCCAGTCGGCGATCGACACGATGGAGTCCTGCAGGAGCTCGCTCGCAATCGTCACCGCACCCGTGACCTTCTTCGCAGTCAGAGTGACCTGATTGGAAGTGGGGTCGCTCGCAGTGATGGCCGAGTTCTCATTGATCCAGTACGCGGTCGCACCGGCCGTCCGTCGCGGGAACAGCAGCACGTCGCTCGGCATGACCACGTTGGTGGCGTTTTGCGCAAACGCGGAGTACTGGTCAACTAAGCGAATCACGGCCGATGACAACGAATCCGGCACGAATGCAGATCCGGTCGTAGCGCCGGTCGAGCCCTGGGCACGAGCCTCAACGCCGTGGTCATGGCACCACCGCTTCGCGTCGGCGTCGCCGCTCTTAGCCTTGAACCACATGCCCACCGAGTAGGCGTCCTTGGCGTTCTCAAACGCACGAAGCCGGCCAGAGAACGGCACCGCCTCAACGCGGACCTTCTCGCTACGCTCTTCGGTCACTTCGGGAGCCGGCGTGCAGCGGTCAACCACGCTGCGGAGATTCTTGGCCGACTCGGCCACCGACTTCTCAAAGTCGATCCGCTTGGCCAGCTTGCCGGCCTCGGTGTTCATCGCCTCGAGTTCAAGATCACGCTCGGCAATCTTGTCGGCATCGGTGCTCTCGATCGCACGCACGGCGTCGATACGGTTGGCGAGGTTAACGGCCTCGTCCTGCAGTTTCTTGAGGTTGTCCACGTGGTATATCTCCGCCGGCGGTATTGCCGATGGATTCCACTGTGCCTCTAGCGTGCCGGCCTCTTGCAGAACCGGACTTCCGAATGTGTTGTTTTTACAAACACGACGGCACGAGCGCCGCACCTTGGGCAGCGCATGTAACGCTGTCTCTCTTCGCCGCATGCGCGGCTTGAGCGTGTCCGCAACTTCTCGCCGCAGGTGCAGCGGGCCTCAGACATTCTTGAGCCTTAAGGTGGCAGCCCAGGCGGCGGCGACGCCCCGCAAGGCCGAACGCGAACTAACCGCCCGAACTGCCGGCTCTTCGGAGGACTGCGATGCAATCCATGCCTCGTAGGAACGCATGGCGACGCTGGCAGACGTTGACGGGTACGCAGGCGTGAGCACTGGGCCAACGTCGTACAGGCCGCTCACCTCGCGGATCTGGCGGATGGCTTGGCCACCGTCGCCAGTTCGGAACGCTTCCCCGTCTTTTCCAACCGTGAACGCGAATGAACTGCCAGCCACGTCCTTGCGGGCGATGAGTTCCAGAACGTCGGCACGGCTCACGGGCGGAGTGACCACGTACCGCAGCCCCTTGCTATCGCTGGAGAGTTCCAGTGTGCCGCTTGAGGTGCGACCGAGCACGATGTTGCTGTCATGGTTGAACAGGGCCACCACGTCCTGCTTGCCACGCTGGCGGCTCAGCACCTTGTCAAAAGCACCCGGCAGGATTTCTTCCTTGAACCCGCCCAGGTCAAGGCTCATGCGGTTGTAGACGGCGGCGTAGCCGATGATGGCTGCCCGGCCGTCAGCACGCTGCTCAACGATGAGCTCGTCAGTCTCGTCAAAGGCGAAGTCGCGGCGCTCAAGTTCCATTCGTCGGCACCTCCTGGGCGGTAGTCGTGTCTTCGGCATCGTCTTCTGGTGTGCCGTCCGCTGGCTCGCCCGGCGTGTCCTGCGGCGGCTCTCCAATCTGCCCGAGCGTTGTCATGCTCTGGGGGATGTAGTGAACGTCCCCCTCTGGCCCGATTGGGTTGAGGTTTTCCAGCTCTCTCACTTCGTTCACTGTCATCCAGCCGTGCGAAAGAGCGGAAACATAATAGGCAGAGCGGCTCGTGTGATCGCCTCGCAGCATTCCGCTCACCGAGTGCTCGGCAAAGTACCGCTCATCATCGACAATCAGATCGCGGGCAATAGCAGACTCCCACCGCTTCAGATGCGGCAGGAGACAGTGCTGCACAAACTCCGTGCCCTGCACCTCGATGTTGCTGTACGTGCTGCGGGTCAGGTCTTGGATCATGTGCGGGGGCACGCGGAAGGCCCTGCAGATCTCAATGACCTGATACTGCCGCGTTTCCAAGAACTGGGCCGCCTCGTTGCTGCCGCTGAGCTCTTTGGCGGAAACGCCCGCAGGGAGGACGGCCGTTCGGAAAGCCCTGTCGCTGCCCCTGTGCATTCGCTCCCAGCTCTCGCGTAGGCGCTCGGCAGCGTCTACGGGAATCGGGTTGCTGCTTTCCAAGATCACACCAGGACGGGCACCGTTGCCGAAGTAGGTGGACCCGTGGGCCTCCAACGCCTGGGCCAGGCCGATAGCGTTCTGGAAAATCTTGTAGGTCGGGATCGGTTTGATGCCGTCCTCGGTCGTGAACCGCAGGCAGAAGATCTGCTGTTGGCTGTAGATCGTCTGCCGGCCAGACGGCTCCCGGTACTTGTACCGCACTGTTCCGTCTTCCAGCCGCTCGCACTCCATGCGGCTGCTGTGTAGGGGCCACAGCTCGGAGACCGCACCTCGAGCACCTGGGCGGATTTCGGCGTAGCTCGCACCGTAGTGCAGGTACATGCCAGTCATCCAGTCTCGAAACTCTTGAGCCGTCTGCCATGGATTGGGCTGCATGTGCAGCAATCGGTAGATCGGATGGGCCGTAGCCTTAGCCTTGCCTCCGCTGGCGAGCCGCTCAAAAACGTGCAGCGGCAGCGATGAGACGGCATCCGAAATGACACGAATACAGGCGGTATACGCCGAGCACGCCATGGAGTTGTCAGCATTGACGCGAATGCCGGAAGGCGTGCGGCTGGAACTCACTTCGGGCCAGTCGATGCCACGCAGGTCAAACATCTTGAAGTCGGCGGCGGCGTTTTCGCTCATAGAGTCACGATGTCCCAGGACTGTTCCGGCGTGGCTGCCGTTGCCTTCTGCCACAGCCCGATGGCCATGACTAGCGACACGATGCCGTCAATGCGTTCTGTGCTCTTGGCCTTGCTTGGCTTAATGTTTCCGGCTGCGGAATCCTGCTGGATGGCCACGTTGGCGGCCTGCCAACTGAGTACGGGGTGCGCTCCGTGTATCAGTTTTCCAGACACGCACCAGTTTTCTAGTTGCTTCGAGGGCGCGGATAAGGATCCGTAGCCCTGTCGAAAGTCTGACATGGGAAGCCCGTCGCCTTGCAGTTGTTGGCCGAGTTGCGCGGAGTTCCACGGGTCCAGGCCGATGCCGCACACCTTGTACTTACTGGCTATGGCATTGATGTCTGACCGCACTTGGTCAAAGTCGGTGACGTTGCCATCGGTCATGTTTAGATGCCCCTGCCGATGCCACGTCAGGTAGGGCACTTTGTCGCGGCGCTCTCTCTGGTGGGCATTGTCGCTCGGTATCCAGAAGTGCGGCTCAATCCAAAACGTGCCGTCATCAAGCGGGAAGAGCAGCACCAGGGCTGTGGTGTCAAACGTCGTGGCCAAGTCCAACCCGGCCCAGCACTCGCGGCCCGCGAGATCCACCGGACAGGGCTTGTCGCCCTGCTGCCAGTGATCCATTCTCAGCCACCTAGTTGACTGTTCCGTCCATTGGTTCAAAAAAAGTTGGCGAAAAACATTTTCATAAGTCGGCATCTCAACCGCTCGAGCACATTCGCTCCGCAGGAAGTCCATGCGCACGGAAACGCCGAGGTTTGGATTGGCCTTCTTCCACGTCTCTTCGGCTTTCCAGTCATCCGCAATGTCGGCCGCATAGATGGCTGGCAGGAACGTCTCGTCTTTCACGGTGCCGGCGGCCACAGCCTCAGCGTATTTCCAGATTTCCCAGCAGACGCTTTTGCGGTCAAAGCCTGCCGTAGTGAGCGCCACCGTGAGCGGCTGACGCCGAGCGCCCTGGCTGCTGAGCATGACTTCCCACATCTCGCGGTTTGAGACGTGGAGCTCATCGAAAATCACGCCGTGAGCGGATAGCCCATGCTGTATTCCAGCCTCGGCGGAAAGTGCCTTGTAGGTTCCGTGCGTCGCCTCCCGCACGATGGCGTTCCGGTACACCTTGAGATGCTGACGCAGCACCGGCGACTGCTCGACGTAGACGCGGGCCATGTCAAAAACGAGCCGGGCCTGATCGCGTGAGGCTGCGCAGGAATAGACTTCACAGCCGGGCTCGTTCTCCATCAGCAGCTTG